CTTTAGCCAGAAGATTAGAGGCTGGAGAAGCTATTCCTGGTAGAATAAGAATCGGTGGTACTGTAAGACTTAGAACTGTTGAACTTATAAAAGAATATCATGCAATATTACAAGGAAAATAATATAACATTTACTTTTTTCAAAATATTTTGATATAATATATATATGAAAGGATAGTTTATGTACTTAAACAGAAAAGAGGACTTATCGGTATATTATTTCTTAGTTGATTTATTTCAATCTATCCCGCAAATAAAGATAGTAGACGGATTTCCAGAAGACGAATTAACTATCCCTACAATAGCGGTAGAAGCTCATGATATAAATGCTTATAAAGCTGAACTAGGAAATACTAAAAGATTAAAAAGTATGGGTATAAAAAAGTCTTTAATTTTGCTGTAAATAAATCCCAAAGAGACGATATTTCATATAAAATATTAGATGCTCTTGAACAATGTATTTCAGTATATGACTATGATGAAGGTTTTCCTCCAACAGTAGTCACAAAGTTAGGATGTCTACAAGTAGACGATATGAAATTAGAAATAATTAGAATATTTCCAGAACTTACTGGAAGCTTGTATTATAGAGCTATAATAACTTTTACAGCAGTTAACAATAAACTTTAGGAGGCACTTTTAAATTATGGCAAAAAGATTAGCTATTCCTTCCGAAGACCTTCAGTTAGCAATAGTCGGAGCATATGACGAGCTACACATACCTAGAGCACAGAGGGTTACTATGAATACAGATATTCCTACCACGGATATCTATGAACTTGGTAACAATACTCTTGCTGGTACTGCTCAAGATACTCCTAATATTACACTAACTTTTAGTGTCTTTGATGTAGGTATTAAAAGTTTTGCAGTTTTAACTGGAAAAGATCCTGCTGCCTATCCTGCTCTAGGTGCTGGTGTTTCAGACCTTTCAGAAGTTGATGCTATTTTGTATGTTAAAGATGCAGATGTTATGGATTATGTAAAATCTGCTCATGCTAAAAGACTACAAGTTAGAGATTTTTCTTTTAACTATAGTGTTGATGCCGAATCTACAGAAGAGTATACTTTAATTGGTTCTGAAAAAAGATGGTTCAAGAAAGATGTTGTTGTAGACAGATTTACTACAGGAACTACTACCTTCACCCTCACACAGACACCTATAGTATTAAAGAATGGTAATTATGGTCTTTCAGTTATTTTGGATGGTGGCTACTTAACAGAGGTAACAGGTGCTCCTGCTACAGGAGAATATAGAATAGTCGGTACTGCTTTAACTACCGGAGATTCTAGAGTTAATCAGGTATTAGCTGTTTATCAGGCTGATCCTGCTGGAACTAACTGGTCTTACATTTCGGATTCTCAAATGCCTGCGGCAATTAGAGGTAGAGATGTTAAGATTCTTATCTTAGCTAACGATATCCCAAGAGTTCAATCAGTTACTATTAATGGTAACTTGAATGTTCAACCAGTGAATGAAATGGGCAATAAAAATATTGTTGGTTATCAGAAACAAGTTCCTACAGTTGATGGTACAATTACAGTTCTTGATACTGATACTGAGTTAATCGCCCTACTTTTAACGGGGAGTTTGAATCCCGCAGATACAGAGTTTCAACCTGGAGCAGAATGTCTGACTTCTGGTGTTCCTCTAAAAATCAAATTATATGATCCTTGTGATGTAGATGCTATTTTGAAGACTATTTATATTCCTGAGCTGATAGTTACTGGAGATAGTTATTCCTCCAATGTTAACCAAAATGCTTCTCAGGTATTTAACTGGAAATCAAATACAGCAGAATGTGTTGTATTCTCAGGATCTTACTAAAAATCAAATATTTTTTAAGCCATTAGGTAAAGGATTTGTTTTAAAGGGGCTACGAGATAAGTTTTCTTATCTATTGTAGTCCCTATTTTTTTATAAAAGGGTATAAGATGCCAACTTCAATTGATCGTAATGATGTCGATATTTCTAAACTTTTTAGTTGGGGAGCTAAGTTTCCTATTTACGGAGAGAATAAAGAGGTGAAGTTAGAAGTTAATATAAGACTAGTAGGAGACGCAGATTTAAATAGAGCTAGAGTATTCGCCTTAAGAAAGTCAGCAGAATTGAGAAAAAAGCTCAAAAATCCAGAATCAGATGAAAACCTAGCTTTTTTACCAGATATAGATTTTATTGAGAAAGAAGAAATAACTAAAACTCTATTACTTTTTCTAACTAGAGACTATTCTACAGAAGCTTTAAAAAATGTAAAAGTTACTTTAAAGAAAGAACCTGACTCAGACGCTTCCTTAGAAGAACAAGAAGAATATCAACAGTTCGTAGATTCCTATCCTGAACTAAGAAACATAGAGATAAGAAAGTATTTGGAAGAGAAATTAAAAGACAAAGAAGAAGAATTAAATAGTAGAGACAAAGAAGATTTATTTAAAGAACTCATTAGATATTTAATAGACTCTTTGTGTGAAAACGAGATGATGTTAAAATTTAAAGAGATGTGTACTGTTTTAGGAACTTTTATTGATAATGAATTTAAACAACCCTTGTTTAAAGACTTTGATGAGTTTGATAATTTATCTAAAGTGATTAAAGATCAGATTATTGAATCCTATCTTTCTTTAGAGATTGGTGGAGAAGACCTAAAAAAATTGCTAGAAGTAACGCAATAGCTAGTCTTTGGGCTATTGCTAGAGATTTGAAAGTTCCTCTAGATACAAAGATAAGAGAATTGGAAGACCTACCCTATTCTTTATCCTTTGTTTTAAGAAAGAGGATGCAAATAGATAATTTAAATGAACTCCCTGAAGAAAAAAGGCCTCCAGATTTGATGATTTGGGATGGGACTATAGAAGAAATTGAGAAGTGGATCAAAAATGTTCTTCAGGGTAAGCAGGAGAAAACTGCTAAAATAGTTATACCTGAATGGGAGATTGAGGGATGAGAACTATTACTTATTTAGAAGATAGAAAAGATTCTGTTCTGGTATCTATCTTAAAAAAAGGGATTATAGAACATGAGTATCTATTAATAAAAGGATCACCATCTTTTTTAAGATTAGCTAAAATAGTAGAGCATTATGTCACTAAAAATGCCTACATCAAGCTCTACCCAAACATTATTTTTTCTATTATATTAGACGGAAATCCCTATGGCTAGAACAGATTTTACTTACATTATTTCCAATATAGTACTTTCTTTAGATAATTTAGAAAGCAAGCTTAGAAAAATTTCTCCTATATTAGGACAATTTGGAAAAGAGGCTGCAACCTCTTTAAATACTTTAAACTCATCAATTGGTACGGGTGGGCTAGGAAAATCTGCAAATGAATTAGAAAAAATATTAGGACTACTAGTATCTATAAAAAATAATTCAAAATTTGAAGTTGGTAAAGATATTCTTGGCGAAAGAAGTTTTAAATCTACTAGTACTCAATTAAGTACAATTATTAATAAAATAATTGTGATGAGAGATTCATTACAATTACTAAATACTATTCAGCAAAAGTCCAGTAAAGTAGGTTTAAGAGGAGCATATCCATATACAGAAAGAAGTCTCAGAAACTATTATCCGGAATTGCTTGATCCAGACCGCAATAAAAATTATTCGGTTTTTGGATCTTATAGTACCGGATCACAAAGAATAGGAATGGGCGCTCAATATGGAGCGTATTTAGGCCCTCTAGAGACTGTCTTGCATGAAATAGGACACCATGTATTAAATACATTTGAAAAATTAGGCGGAGACCTTAATACCATTCTGGATAAATATCCAAAAAGTCTTGTTAATGTAGAAGAGACTCTTTATGGAAAATTTAAAGTGGCGGGTTTGCCTGATGCTCCAGCTAGAGATGCTGCTAAACAACAAGCAAAAAGGACGCTTAATAATTACAGAGAAGGTTTTGCTGATGAGTTTTCTAGCCTTGCCTTAACTGGAGAAACTGTTTTTCCACAAATGAAAAACGTGATTAACGATGTAGTAGATTCATTAGGAAAAAAGACAGCCGAAGAATTAAGAAATTTACAAAAAGAATTAATAACTCAATATACAGAACAGGTAAATAAAGATTTACAAGCCGGTTTACCTGAATCCTTTACTGAGCTTAGAGCAAAAGCTACAACAACCAAAATTCCTAGAAGGGTTAATTTAGGGTGGGAAGAGGAGATTTCTCAACAAGAATTACAAGATTTAGGCATACAAACACTATCTTCTACATCCCCATCTTTAGAAGATTTAGGAACAACTGCGGAGAATTCAACAAAGAGAGTAGAAGATTTAAGAATTGCTATTAGAAATCTATTTAAAGAGTATGTCAGAGGAACTAAAACCCC